ACTATAACTCCTTATGATACAAAATGCAACTAATTAGGTTACCTTATTCATTAGATATTATTTTTATACCTGACATTTGGCGTGAGAATGATGGGTTAAGTCCATTCATTTCTAAGATATCATCACGAATGTTTTGATTGCGCTTTTCGGTATTAAGAACACGACAGAATGAGTTAGTAATAGCCGCAGTATAGTAAGCAAATGGGTTTGCCGACTTTGCCTCATTAAAGCGTAGTCCAACATATGTTAACTGTAGAATGGCTGAATTGCGCATTTCATCATTGTATGTATATCCGCGCCAGTTAAACTTCATTGCATACTTTTCACAAAGCATGATATACATACGTGCTAACTTGTTAGTAAGATTACCTTGGTCCTTACAAAACTGACCATTGTCAATACCGTCTACCCAATGACTTTTTCCAACGCAACGGAATGTATTAGTATTGTCTAGTTTAAAATGCTGGAATGGGGGAAAGTTAACCTTGACATGAACCATGTCATCAACTTCAGCCTTAGTAGTATTGTCTTCTAAATCTGCAAAGATTTCATCTTTATCAATGTCATCTTCCTCAAACGATAGAATATCTCTAGCAGTCTTTTTCTTAACTGTTTTTCTAGGTTGCTTCTGTGCTACCGGAATATGATCCCAAGTCATTACACGAAATACTAAGTCTTCGGTATTGATGGTATCAGGAGAAATCTTTTCCCCTGCTTCTATTGATAAACGAGTTGCACGAACTTCTTTTGCTAGTTGAATCTGTTCAGGTTGCGATGCAAATTCAAGACTTTCTTCAATTGGTGCGTCAGGCTTGTCGATAATCAAATCATAACGATGATATTCTTTTTGTGTAAAATAGCAATATGAGTTTTTGCTTTCATGGATTTCTTTTAAAATGTCTTTGTTGTTAAGATAATTAACGGGTTTTTTAGTTGTAACAGCCATAGTACCTCTCAGTGTTGTTATAAAGTAATAGTACACTAACTGTTGCAGAAATGCAACAGTAAAGGGTAAATTTTGTGGTTTTTCGAAGCGATAAATACAATCAGACAACTATATTTAGCACAGGAATATTCATGGCTGATTCTACAAACAATGTAACAAAAGACTGGAAATCGGTATTATCGACCGCCCAATCCGGGTTGGCCACCACACAAACAAAAATAAAATCACTAGAACAACAAGCGGCACCGCTACGAGAGACAGCCGAATCGGCTAAGCAGGCTCTTACTAACCAAACACGTTTCTATCAAGAAGCACTAGAAAAGTTTAGACCAAATCCTGTATATTCAGAAATTCTTCCTTTAAAAGAAGCATATGAAAGAGATCCTACTAATGCGGCAAAAAAAGCGGCTTGGGAAGCGGCTCTTGCAAAGTTTGACGCACAGGCTGCTAAACAAAAACAAGAAACTGCAGGGTTTCCGGGAATAATTCAATCCTTCAGCTTTCAGTATAGTGCCGCACAGAGTAGATATAGTGCTGTTTATCAGCAACTACCTCCTCTATACGAGCAAGAATTTCAATACAAGCAACAGATATCTCAAGCAGACTCTAGTTTAAGTACGCAAGCAAAGGGAACAACCCCGGGAACTAACACTACTGTTTCTGCTACCACTATACCAGCAAAAGTACCTACAGGTAATCCAAATCAGGCTACAGTTACTACAACATCTACTACAAGAGTAACATCCAATTCAACAACGACAACTAATACAACTTCTACTGTAGTTGCAGTTGCAGCCGCTACCGCAGTAAAAAACGCAACACCTGCACCAACTTCGGCACCAAACTCAACTGCAACAACTCCTGCAACAAGTACTACTGGGTCTGCAACACCCGGCGCGCCTGCAAAAGAACCAAAAACTGTTCTTCAGTTTGGTGATCAAATTGTTGATATCTATAATCCAAATCTAACCCCTGAACAAATTGCATCATTAAGTCCGGGTGACAGAAAAGCACGTGAAGCATTTTTTGCTGATAATAGCACAAATGCTGACACCGCACAAAATGAAATCGTTGTAACTGCTACTAGGTCAGCCGTTGAGTTTGATACTCAAGCAAAAGCATCAGCACAAGATGCGGCAAACTTTGAATCGTTTGAAGATTGGCGAGTTAGACTAACACTTGCACCCGATGCAGAATATATGTATCGTGCAAGTAATCCTGGTATCATGGCACCGTTGGCGGCAACTGACGGAGTAATCTTCCCGTATACGCCATTGATTTCAGTCAACTACGCAGCCAAATATGATACATCTACTGTAGTTCACAGCAACTATCAAATATATCAATACACTAGTAGTTCAGTAGATCAGGTAACAATCTCTTGTGACTTTACTGCACAAGATACCAGTGAAGCGAACTACATATTAGCAACAATCCACTTCTTTAGATCAATGACTAAGATGTTCTATGGTCAAGATCAGTATCCTAAACCAGGTACTCCCCCTCCACTTTGCTTCTTGTTTGGTTTAGGTGGGTTTCAGTTTGACGCACATCCATTAGTTATTACAGGATTCTCATATAACTTACCAAACGATGTAGACTATATCAGAACAACAACTACTATTGATAGTACTAGTGTAACTAAGAACGGAAATTTTGAAACTGCCGGAAATGGCAGACTTCCAACTGGTGTATTACCAGGAGGAGTTGCCGCAGGCGCCACATTCGATAATGACGGCGGCGGATTTTCTCCTACATATGTACCAACAAAAATTCAGTTATCAATAACTGCATATCCAATTGTTTCACGAAATCAAATTTCTAATAAATTCAGCCTTACTGATTATGCTACTGGCAAATTATTACAAGGCAGTCAACGACAAGGCGGAGGCATCTGGTAATGGCTAATCAATCACTATATCCACAAACAAGTCCTTATTTTAGCACCAACGTTGTTAACAATAAGTATCTAGACGTAATGAACTATCGTCCGATCCCATTGGATCCTAGCGATGTATATATGGTTCTTACAAACGTGTATGAATTTAGGCCAGACTTATTGGCATATGACTTATATGGCGATAGTAGATTATGGTGGGTATTTGCAGAACGTAATCCAAACAGATTAGGTGAAGACCCTTATTTTGATTTTAAAACAGGAGTGGGTATTTACGTGCCTAAATTGTCAACGTTGAAAACAGCATTAGGTATCTAAAATGGCATCAGTTGCAGAAACGATTGCGTTATATCAAAAAGTAGTTAATGTCTTTAATATAGCTGAACCACTGCAGGCTCAAACCGTATCCGCACTTCAGAGTTTTAACAACAGCGGATACAAGCAGGCTAATGCACAATCCATTTATGACTCGATACTAAAAACTAGAGCAGATTATAAAGCAGAATATGATTCTGTAGTGGCTTCAACACAACAAGCCGCCGGAGCGGCATTTGACACATTATCTGACTCACAAAAAACAGAAGTTAATAAAAGTCAAGTTTTACTGAATGTTAGGACAATTATCCCTAAACTTCGAAGTAATAAAGCGTCAATAGATACAGAATCGGCTAAAGCAAAAGAGTTATTATCACAACAAACAACTGCAAATGCATCTACAGGAACAACGACTCAACCAACAACTCAACCAGGAACTGTACCACCTGCAGGCGGTGAAACTAAACCATTAACAGGTGCAGCCGACGGCGACAGTGGTCAAAAACAAGACAATCCTGTAGGAAGTGTTACCGGAAGTCCAACAGCCAATACTGCAGGTGGTGATACCGGAGAAGTTCCGGGTGTAACAACTGGTGGAGGTACTGCAAGTTCCTCTTCTCAAAATGAAGATACTAGTGGTACTGATAAGATTGTTAAAACAATATCAGGCCCTCAAGATAATACTAATCCGGGTAAAAGACTAAAAAACCCATTAGGTGAATTCTCAAGTTATACATATCAATTAAGTTTGTATATGATTACTCCCGATGCGTATAATGCTTTTATTGCATCAGGAAGAAGAGAAATCAACGTATTTAACAATGCACTAGGTTCAAATTCCGAATCCGGAGGTGCATTTTTAATTGCACAAAGCGGCGGAATCAATAATGAAACACAACAACGAGCGCCCGGATTTACATTTGATTATGGAATTGACAATTTAAGTTTTAACGTTTCTACTAATGCTAAAGCAAATGAAACCGCATCTAACACCACTTCATTTAAGTTTCAAATTGTTGAACCATATGGTTTCTCATTTATTACTAAATTAAAACAAGCGAATGATGCACTTGCCGAATATGCTAAATCAATTGGAAGTAGTTGGTCTAAAAATCCATCTAAGCAATTCTTTATTTTAGGGATTAAGTTCTATGGATATGATGCATCTGGTAATATTATTACCGGTAACGAAAATTATGATGGCAATACATTAGATCCAAATGCAACAGGTAATGGATTGTTTCAAACATATTATGATATTGTAATTTCTAGTATCAAGTTTAAAATTGACGGTAGAGCAACTACTTATAATATTGAAGCCGCATCGTTGGCACCGCAATCAGCCTTCACTATTAAAAGAGGTATGATTAATGGTAGTAAAGAAATTACTGCTGGAACAGTCGAAGAAGCATTTAATGAATTATTCGGTAAACTTAATAAAGAGCAAGAAGATTTATTAAAAGCAGAATCAATTGGTAAAGCAAACAAGTATAAAGTAAGATTTATTGGCTCCGCAGAAGAAATTGGACTGGCTAGTTTAGTATCACCAGAAGACCTTGATAAATTTAAATGGCCTGGAAGTGGCGCAACAACTACAACAGAATCTAGTGCCGCAAGAGAAGTGGTATCTCAGCCTGATAATACTAAGAGAACAATTACTTTTAATAATGATACTCCTATTTTACAGGCTATCAATAATATTATTGCACAAAGTTCATATTTAAGAGATGCGTTACAAGTTGTATATACCACATCACTTGAAAATGATCAAAAGAAATCAGGAACCGTAGAGAATAAACCGGACACTAAAAAAACAATTAAATGGTATAACTGTAGTGCTGAGATTTCTAATGCTGAATGGGATGATGTAATTAAAGATTGGGCATACACAATGACCTATATTATTCAAACATATGAAACACCGGTTCTTGACAGTGCTTATGCAAATCCAGGTAAAAAATATTATGGTCCCCATAAGCGATATGAGTATTGGTACACTGGTAAAAACTCAGAAGTATTAATGTATGAGCAAAACTTAGACAACTCGTTCTTTAATGTTGTGCTAGACGGAGGCACCGGAACACCTACTTCAAGTAGTGGAGGAAACGCCGCTCCAAGTAGTACTTCATCAGGTACAGCCCCGGCAGGTTCAGGTAACTCAGGAGGTAGCGGTGGCGCATCCGATGGTGCCCCTAAGGTAGTCAACAAAAGAACATCACAGGACAGAACCGGTAAATTAGGTAATGCTATGGAAGCGCAAAATAACTATTTGACTTCACTGTATGATCCGGGTGCATATGCCCTTGCAAAAATTACTATTTTAGGAGATCCTGATTTCTTAGTACAAGACTCCGCAGGTTCTGAAAATCAAATCTATAGTAGATTTTATGGCACTAATGGTTTTACTGTAAACCCTAATGGTGGACAAGTCTTTATTGAAATTGATTTTAAAGAAGCAGTTGATTATGTATCTGGTGGCGGAGAAAACTTAGATGGAACTAAACAAGCCGCCGGTACATTGAACATTAATGAATCAATTTTGTTTTGGAAATATCCTGAAGACATTTCAAAGCAAGTTAAGGGTGTAAGTTATATGGTGCGTGAAGTGCAGAGTACTTTTGCAAACGGCGCCTTTAAACAAGTACTACAATGTAACATCAATGACTTTGGTGACCCAGCAAGTGCCAATGAAGCAGAGGCTAGACCGGCTGACAGTGAAGAAAATGGTACTCAACCAAATGCAGGTCCTGCGGCAGCACCAAACAGTAATGCTTCTACTCCAACAACAGGTCTTAAGAGTGATAACCCATCTAAACAAACTAATGTAGCAACACCTACTCCTACTAAGGCGCCAGCAACGAACTCGGCTGCTCCAGGAACAGTACCCACTAAAACAGGGCCGGTCGCAGATGATGATAATACTGGCAACGTAACAGATTTAGGACTAGGATAATTAAATGGCACAAGACGTATTCAAACCAAAAGGTGCAACAAAAGCAAGTAAGCCAGACGCAGGTGGTGGTAATACTCGCAACGTACCGGTGTTTGGTATTGTAAAAGACAATGTAGATCCTACAAGATCAGGTCGTATTAAAGTTTACATTGCTGACCAGCCCGGCACACAAGACTCTACCAACTCAGATTCATGGCAATCTGTAGGTTTTATGAGTAACTTTTTTGGTAAAGTTATTCCAGACGCCGGAGACAAAGGGTTCGGGGACTACAAAGCAAATCCAAGCTCATACGGTGAGTGGCATGCCCCACCTGATATTGGCACAACCGTAGTTTGCGTATTCATTAACGGCGACCCTAACTATGGTTTCTATATTGGATGTATACCTGAACCAGACGCATTGCAAATGGTTCCTGCTATTGGTTCTAGTGACAACATCATTGCTAATAGTGGTGAAGCAGAAAGTTATGGTGGAGCCGTAAGACTTCCAGTAACAAACATTAATACAAACAATGCAGATTTGGCAAACAGCCCTGATTATGTTTCTGCTCCAAGACCAGTTCATAGTTACTCTGCTTCAATTATGAATCAGCAGGGTATTATTCGTGATCCTATTCGCGGCCCTATCAGTTCAAGTGCGCAACGTGAAGCGGCTTCACGTGTTGGTTGGGGCGTATCAACACCCGGTCGACCTATCTATGAAGGTGGATTTGATGACGAATCAGTTGCATCTAATCTAGATGCAAGTAAATCTGAACAACTTAGAGTTGTAGCACGTAGAGGCGGCCACTCATTGGTTATGGATGATGGTGACATTATTGGTCGTGATCAATTAATCAGAATTCGTACAGCATTGGGTCATCAAATCTTAATGAGTGATGACGGTCAAACACTAATGATTCTTCACTCAAATGGTCAATCATATATTGAATTAGGTAAAGAGGGTACAATTGATATGTACTCTACTAACTCAGTAAACATTAGAACACAGGGTGATTTAAACTTACACGCCGATAATAATATCAACATGCATGCCATGAAAGATTTTAGTATTCAAGCAAAGAATTTTCATGTTAATACTGAGGAAGAATTAAGATTACGTGCAACTACTGATATCAAAGCATATGCAGTAAGTAATTTTACAGTGAAAGCAGGTTCGGCAGTTGCATTAGCAAGTGGTGGCGATTCATCAATGAATGCAGGTGGACTTGCATATGTCAATGGTTCTAAAGTTAATTTAAACAGTGGATCAGCAAGTACACAACCTCAAGAAGTTGATATCATTCCAATTGTTGCACAGACTGATACGTTATATGATGAGAAGAAGGGCTTTATGGCTTCGCCAGGTAAGTTACTTACTATTGCATCACGTGCCCCTGCTCACGCACCGTGGGCAAACGCAGGTCAGGGTGTAGATGTTAAAACAGATTTGAATGCGTCAAGCCAATTACCGGCTGCGCCATCTGCGGCAGCGGCCGCAACAAATGCCGCGGCAGCACCAGTTGCTGGTACTCCTGTATCTCCTGCAACGGCAGCATCTGCACCAACAACGCCAGCAGTATCAGGTGCATTAGATAAAAACACTACTGGCGCAGTATTAGGAACAGTTGCAAAATCAGCCGCAGAAGGTGCCGCGGCCGCGGCCGTAACTCAAGGCGCCGCAATAGTTAAATCTGCAACCGGACAAGCCACTGCCGCTGTAGGAGCCTTTGCTCAAACTGCAACTCAATTGGCAAGTTCGGGAGTCATTAAACCAGGCGCTGACACACTTGTTAAAGGCTTAGTGCAGTCAGGTTCAAACATTGCATCATCAATGGCATCGGCTGTATTCACTGGTCAACCTGGCGCACAGAATTTAACTAGTCTAGTTAAGAATGTTTCTGCACAAGCAACATCAGTAGTTAGTAACTTACAACAAGCGCAAACTGCGTTGACTGCTGTAGGCGCATTGACTGGCAAAGAAGCCCCTGCACAAGTAGCAGGTTTAGTTAATGCAGCCGCATCAGTGGGATTAGGTCCAACTGTAGCCGCAGTAAAAAGTATTGCAGGAACAGTGTCTAATGTGGCGGGCGCCGCTGGAGCAATAACAGGCGCACTTTCAGGGGCAACTGGCGCCGCAGGTGCTCTTAATGCCGCGGCAGGAGTTGCAAACGCCGCAGGCGCAATCACAGGGGCGGCTGCAGGCGCACTTGCAGGCGCAACCGGAGCGTTAAAAGCAATTGGAGCAGGTTCAGCAGCCGCCAATCTTGCAACTACTGGCGTAGGTGGATTAGGTGGTATCGCTGGCGCATTGACTGCAATGGGCAAAAGCGCACAAGTTGGATTGACAGGATTGTTAGATCAGGCAAAGGGAGTTGCAGGTTCTGCATTCGATGCGATTAAGAATTCATTTAAATCACTTGAAGCCGGTGTCCCGCAAAATCTAACAGCGATTGCTAAAACAGCGGCTTCTGAGGCCGCTGAAGTGGCTGAACAAGTAGATCAAACTACTGGTTCATTATTAGATGCGGGCAAGGCATTAGCAGGAGTTGCAGGAGTTGCAGGAGTTGCAGGAGTTGCAGGAGTTGCAGGGGTTGCTAGTAGTGTCACTGGTGCAATAGGTTCAGTATCGGCATTGGCATCTACGGCTGCAGGTGTTGTTAATACTGCAGGTGGTGCATTAAATTCAATAACAGGTGCAGTTAATACTGCATCAAGTGCATTAGGATCAGTATCTAACATTACAGGTGCAGTAAACAATACTGTATCAGGCATTACAGGCGCAGTTACTTCTGCTACAAACGCAGTGGGTTCAATTACAAACGCAGTCAAAACAGCAACAACCACAGTAGGTGGAATTACCGCTGTTACTGGAGCAGTAAATTCTGCGGCTGCTCAATCAAACAATGTTGCAAAATCAATTGCTGGTGCAGTAAACTCAGTAAATGCCGTAGCAGGCGCCGCATCAACTATTGCAGGCGTGGCTGGATTGAAGTCTTTGGCTTCCGCGGCTTCACAAGTACAATCAGGCGCCGCAGCCGCAACAGCATCAACACTGGCATCTGGATTAAGTAATTTGCCAGGTGGTATGAAAACAGTTGGTGCAGTACTTAATAATGCAGCCGGCGCAATCAACATTATTCCGGGCGCAGAAAAGATTTCTGGTCTAATCAAAGATGCACAGTCAGCGGCAATGAACGGGCTTGCATTACCAAAACTACCAGACGGAGTAAACGCTTTAGCAGGACTTGCCGCAGCCGGATTGCCAGCAGGAGCAGCCGCACAGTTAAAATCTGCAATCTCATCATTAAGTTCTGGCACAGGTGGCTCTATCAAATTGCCAACTATTAGTTTCAATACAACTGACAGAGGTTCAATTACTTCTCAAATTACTAGTGTATTAGGAGATCCTAAGATTCCTATGCCAAATCTTATCGGTGAAATTTCTGATAAGGTCAAGAGTGAAGCAGAAAAAGCATTGAAATCGGGTGAAGAAATTCTCAAAGTTAATGCAGAAATTCGTGCGAACACTGAAAAGGTACTTGAGGCTAGAAAAGCATTCTATGAAGCAGAAGCATCATTGCCACAAGGAGATCCAGGTATTCAGGCTGCATTTGATAAATGGCTTTCTATTCAAAATAGTCCTGAACGTAAAGCACTATATGCTAAACTTGACGATTTAAAAGACGGGGTAATTCTAAATCTTGCAGGCGCAGAAGGTGCATCAGCAACTACATCTGCGGCCGCAGCCAGTGCCGGTGAAAACGGAATCACTGGATTAATTAAATCAGCATCAAGTATTGGAACAGATTTGTTATCTAAAACTACATTAATCGCCGGAGCAGGCTTAGCAGTTGGCGTTCCCGGCGCAATCAGAACTGCCGGCACTGCATACAATACATTTAAGAATGTTGATCTTAAAACTGCGTTAGCAACTGAATTGACTGCTGGATTAAGCACATCAAGTTTAACTAATTTAGCGTCTACTGCAACAACTGCATTAAGTTCAGTGAAGGGTCAAGGTTCTACCGCAGTGAAAGCACTGATAGATTTTCCGTCAGTTTCGTCAAGTTCTCAGGCTATCAATAATTCTCTCTCAGGTATTATAGGTAGTATACCGCCTGTTAATGGTACCGGTAGCGGATAAAATAAGGATAAATACATCATGCCACAATATATCGGATTCAGCACTAAAGACTCTTGTAAGCCCAAAACATCCAACGATGTTAGTATTAGTGGCATCGACGGCGGCCCTGGTGGTATCCAAAAGGGTATTGTTTGGGGTAAGAAATATAGATTATTAGATTCTCAGTTAGTAATACAAGATTTCGTTAATGCATTGAATATTCCATTAGGAAGTAAAGTTGGTCAGCCGGGATATGGTACTAGACTTTGGAACTTTGTCTTTGAACCTAATACCGCAGACGTACAATTTCAATTAGAATCTGAGATTCGTAGAGTTGCGTCAAGTGATCCTAGAATTAATTTAAACTATGTTAAAG